GTATTTGTTTTGTGCAAATACAGTGTTAATACTTTCTTCTTCAGCTATTTCAATTGACTGCTTGTAGCTTAATTGCATTTTAAGCTCTAGCTCTTCTTTTGATTCAGGTATAACATCAATGCTAGGTGATTGATATAAGTCTATACCTAAAGTTTGCTTAACAGCTTCAATGTAATCTTTAGCTATCATATCCTCGTAAAGCTTAGAAGCGTAGTCTGTTCTTTTCTTTACTGACTGAGGATCTTGAGCATATGCTTTAATATCATAAGACTTTTGAGATATACCATTAACAACAATATCTACAAACTTAGATAAAATTGGTACTGGCTTCCAGTCTAAATTAAGATAAGACAAATCACCATTAATAGATAATTCATCTTTATATTTTTGTATTGATTGCTCACCTCGAGCATATAATCTTAGATTATGAAAGTTGTTCCAATTAGTTAAATATCTATTTCCATTAGTTCTACCTTGTCTAAACCACTCATACTCTATAGCTTGAGCAACTTGCCTTCCATATTCAAAAGTGCCTTTTTCTTCGTTACTTACAACTTGACTAGGAAAAGAACTGTTATTATTAGTATAAACGTTCATTTAACTTATTATTTTTGATGTATATCCCCTGTTATCATATCTTTTAATACCTATATCTACGGGTTCTGTTTTTCTTGTATTCACTGGTGTATATCTATGTTTGTTACAAGCCATTAATGCTAGACCCGAACTGATAGATGCATCGTGAGATGTTCTATTGTTAATATTAAACTTAGCCCAATCTTCAAGTGTTCTTTGAAAGTACATATCGCCATAGCCAGTTTCTTTTAATCCAACAAAGTTTTCTATGTAAGATTCTATAGCTGCAGCGTGCGCCTGTTTAATATCTTCACTAGAGTTTGGTATTCCACCTATTTCTTTTTCTGTTACAGATAGTTTATTTCTAGTTCTATCTGGCCTGTTCATTGCAAAACCTCTATAACCTCTTTTTTTAAAGTAATATAAAAGTCTTGGTTTATTGTTTTCAGCAAGTATTGGCATACCATAAAAAACGCAAGCCATTAAAACATCTTCAAAGAATATTTCAGCAGTTTGTGGTCTTGCTATATATTCTAAAAAGAAATGATTAGGCGGTGCATCTTCCATACTAAATTTTGTTAATCCGTGCAAAGATCCATTTGAACCTCTTTTATCAACTGTACCTGATATATCATAAGGGTCACAGCCAAACGCGCCTATATGTTCATTACCAGGATAAAACCTACCATTTTTACTATATTTTTTATTTTGCAAATGAAGAGGTGGTATCCAAGATATTAAAAACCTACCGTTTTTGTTCGGAGCAAATACAACTCTACTGTCTTGCTCGCCGTTTTCCCATTGAAAACTACCTTTTGTAACATTTATAGAGTTACGCATGTCTTCATTAAAATCTATTTGCTCGTATATTTTAGTTAGATTAAACAAAGATTGTTTTGTTTCATCTCTAAAAGCATGTTTTTCTGTGCGTGGAAACTGTCTGTAGAATTCATTAAGACCATCTTGATCTTGCTTTAATCCTTCTACTTCGTTGTTCCAGTATTCTATTACACCTATTTTTATCTTTTCACCTTGAGGTCCTTCAACCGGTTTACTTGGTGTGTCGAATACAGGTAACCCATAAGCGTCAATGTATCCCTCGTAGTTCCATTCCATAGGTATGAACAAAGAATATAATCCGCTGCGAGTCTGTCCATTGGCGTTTCTTTGAGTAACATCTGAGTCATCATAAAGTTTTTTAAAGTTTTTACCTCCTTTATCGTGAGCGTTTGATGTACTTCCCATCATGCATCTACCAATAATTCTACTACCTAATCTTAAACAGGTTTTTGTAACCCGCCAGTTATTTAATATATTATTAGGTCTCTCCCACTTTCCACTTTCATCGTGTACTAGTAGCTTTAATTTTTCCCCATCGTACGAGTTGTCCCCTGTGTTTTTCCAGTCGATCGTTGTGTCGAGCCCGTCAAGCTCTTGGAGCTTTTCGTTGGTTTCAAGTTTTTTCCTTGTGTACTTGGTTGCGGGAACTCTGTAGGCAAGCTCGGTTTTTGGCCTGTCCATACCGTCCTGGATGGGTTTGAAAAAGAACGGGTAGTTGACCGATATCGGTACGACTTTATCCGTGAACATCTTCTTAGCATCAGGGCCAGACTTTGACAAGATACCGTACCGTGCATCTGACGTAATTGTCGCCACGTTAACGGTTTCTGCCGAAGACATAAACGAAAATCCTGACCGACGGTTTTTAAGATAGCACATCCCGTAAGATCGTGAATCGGCTTTACAAGCCTCCCAGAATATAAAGAATAATCTGTTTGATTCCCTAAAGTCTGGCTGCCCAACGTCAATTTTGCTCCACTGCAAGTACATATAATGAGAGCCAGTAATGTAAGTAGCCACACTTTTATTATAGAACCAAAACCCTTGTTCTCTTTTATTAAATTCACTATCGATGTAATCATACCATTTTTCTTTAAAGTCTACTGGGTATTCCTCCCAATCAAACACAGACTTTATTTTCTTAAGTTCTTTAGGATATTCTGTATATTTCCACCTATTACCTTCAAATTTTTTTACATTATTAGCTTTAGGTAAAGCTATTTTAAGATTTTGTATTTCGTATATTTCACCTATCTCACCAGTCTTACTGATGACAACAATATCATAATCTTCATTATAACCATACTCCCACTTTTTAGCTTTATTCATTTTAGCTACAGTATGTGGTTTTATATAGTCATCTATTACTTTATATAACGTTTGCTCGTACATTATTTAGACCTCCCTTCTGCAAACCCTTTAAAAGTTTTTTCTTTCTTAACTTCTTTAGGTTTATCTTCTAAAAGTTCTTGCTCGTTTTCTATTCTAGTTAATATTTCAAAAGCATCGAATATAGCGAGTTTTTTTGTAGCCGCAGCATTTTTAAGTCTGTCCGCTGAAATATCATCATCTGAATCTACAATTGGCTCTTTAGCTACTTTAATTAGCTCTTCAACTGCTTTCTGCCCAGCTTGGATTATATTTTTCTTCGTCTCCTTTACGTTCATACTTAATTACAATATCATTAGATTTCATACAGTAAAGACGCTCACCATCAACTAAAAATTCCCATTCGCTATTGGGTTTGAAGCCTACAACATCTCCTGGGTTTATTCCTAGCGCTTCTAGTGAGCTATTACTATATTTTAGTATACCAACAAGGCCGCGTTCTTTATCACCTTTTAAATTGTCTTTTTCTTTTATAGGTGAAATAAAACATCTATCGTTTAAAGTACGCCAAACGCCATTGTTTTTACAAAGATATATTTGGTCAAGGGCGCAAAGATGTAGATCGTCTTTTAAAAACGACCTACTCTTTTTCTTTTCGCCTCTCATATCATAAAAAGTTCTAAATACATTTTGATGTATTACAACTTCATCACCTTTGCTAATAACAGATTTAAAAGCTAAAGGCACTTGAACCACCTCTGCTATTCTGTTTACAAATTTCCAGTTTTCAATTTTAGTATTAACAACTAAGTCTTTATCACCAACTCTAATTGTATTACTGTATTTATCTCCAACTGGCTTTACTATAAAGTCATATAAAGAATTCATTAATACTCTAAATCGTACTCTATAGATACCGCCATATTCTTATTAAATTTTTTCCAAGGTAAAACCTCGTTATTTTTTTTAATATGTATATTATATGACGAATCTTTTTCGTTAAATAAAATATAAGCTATCTCGTGACCTCCGTAAACCTGTTGGCCTACAGAATAGTGCATGGCGTCATTTTTGTAATCAGATCCAATACTGATTTTTCTAATGACTGAATCCATTATTCCTCTGTTTTAGCTTCTTCTTCTTTAACTTCAGTATACTCACCAGTTGAAAGATCTACAGAAATAGCTCCGTACTCTTCTTCTAGTTTTGCTTTAAAGTCTTCTAATTCTTTGTTTACTGCAGCCACATCGTGTAGTAAACCGTGTTTTTGTGATTCTAAAACACCAATGTTAGAAATAATTTGACCAAGTTTACCTTGTAATTCAACGATTTCTTTTAACTGTTCTTCTTTAATTTTTGCCATTTGATTTAATTTAATTTTTGTTATTTGTTATTGATTTTGCTTTTTCCCAAGTTCTACCTACAAAGTAAGCTCCATAAACTGTAACAAGAAGAGTTTGGAATATTGGGATATACTCTTCTGCTATTTTAAATTCTCCGATGTTTCCATCGAAAAACGCACATATAGTAAATATAACTGTTAAGTATATAAGTACTAATGGGCGTATATTTTTAGACAAGAAGGAATCAGACTGCATATCTGACTCCCATCTTTTTGTAACCTGCTCTTGAGCCTCTTTATCGGCTTTCTCAAGAATCTCTGTAATAAGACGCTGTGCTTCTAGTTTCTCTTCTTTAGTAGTTGTAAGATTATCTAAAACCTCGCCAACTTCTTTTATGACGGAACCCGTAAGCCATTGCCAAATTTTTTTCATT